GATCAGCAGGCCCGCAACTATGCCGCCAAGATGTTACTCTCGCATCTGCATGCGGTGATGTACTGGGAACACTTCCAGCGCATCCCGCCGCGTCCGTTTGCGATTGCCATTCTGGGGCACGCGCACGAGATTAGAGTTCCACACACGCACGAGCATTTTCCCGGCTTTGCCGAGGCCTATTACGGAACCGCGGTGGCGGATAGGGAACGTTGAGCCTGAGTGAATCGAGGTGGAAGATGGTGACGAGACGCTAGAGTGAACCGCATTCAGCGATAGGACCGCACTTAAAGAGTGAATCGATTCGCGCGAGGGTCACGAAAAGTAGGAGTGAACCGCCATGAGCGATAGAAGCGTGGAGACTGAGTGAACCGCGAAAACCGAACGTGACGTGGCAGAAGAGTGAATCGAATTTTATGATGAGCGAAATCGAAGAGTGAATCGGGCCTTCGGACGAGCGATGATCATGAGTGAATCGAAAAAGACCAAGGCCGAAGTGCATTACCGCAACGGCAGCGCCTTCAAGCGCTGCGGCAAGTGCACGATGTTTCGTCCCGCACTGCGCGAGAAGGAATCCAACAGCTGCACGGATGTCGAGGGTGCGATCGGCGCCTTCGATGTCTGTGACATCTATGAACCGAAGAAGCAGACGGGCGCGGTCAGTGAGTGAACCGAATAAACAGACGAGCGGGGCGTCGGGAGTGAATCGTATGAGGCGAGAGATTGGTCTTTATTGAGTGAACCGTAATGATGACAGGACCGGAGTCGCAGAGTGAATCGCTGACCTAGAACGTAACGTTGATCGAGAGTGAATCGAATGACCGAGCGTGCCGTTACCCTGAATGAATCGAGCATAGCGACAGGGTCGGGTGCTACGAGTGAACCGAGGCTGCAGACGAGCGAGATAAGAGAGTGAACCGGAATTTTAGATGAGCGAACTTGCGGAGTGACCCGCTGAAGAAGCGTACCGTTCTTATGAGGGAACCGAGGTCTCAGACGAGCGAGATACCAGAGTGAACCGTGACGATGGATTGTAGCGCATGATCGGAGTGAATCGGAAACACCGACGAGCGTGGGAGTAGAGTGATGGATGAACGGCGGCGGGATGCGTGGCTGCAGGGTGTGATGGCGCCGCACGTGGCGCGCATCCTGCGCACCTATTTTCTCGCCGCCGGCATCAAGACCGACAAGGAAGCCGCGCGCATCATGCGCCTGCGCGGGGTCTCGGTTTCAAGACAGCACATGCAGCGCCTGGGCCGCGGCGACCGTAGAGTTACGCCCTACATGTGCAACCAGCTCGCCCACATGCTGAAGCTGTCCGACGAGGACCGGCACCGGCTCGCGCGTGCGGCGGCGAAGGACTACGGCTATGACATCGGACACATCGAGGGCGGTCCTGCCGTTCCGGATGAGTGAAGTTTCGAAACTTTAGACACACGTGAGGAGCGAAATGGAAGGCGCACAACAGGGACCAATGACCGACCGGCCGAAGCCGCCGGTCACGATCAAGCGACTTGCTGAACTCAACCGGTACGGAAGTGTGACGCAGACGCTTCGATGGCTCGTCGCAAATGGGGAACTCGCCGACTATGACGATGAGCTAGCCAACCGGGTCAAGGACGCGATCGATATCGTGGAAGGCGTCTGCGACCTCGCGCGCAAAGAGGGCTGGAAGTCCTGGCACGATGAAGAGCGTGAACGCTATACGATCTACAAGTGAGGAGCGCATGCGCTGGACAAATGGCGGACTATTGTGGGGACCGTGCCGAGGCATTTCCATTCCGCTGCCGAGCGGCAAGCGCTTTGGGATTGTCGTCAAGGATGGCTGGTGGTTCATCGGCATCTTTGAAATCGTGTAAGTGAGGAGCGAAAGACGTGATTTTTGACGAGTTCGAGATCGGTCAACTCATCTTGAAGTTCGCCAAGCAGGCGCCCGGATTTTTCATTCGTCAGAAATCGAACTACGAATGGGAAGCAGGCTGGGGCGCGGCGGCCGGACCAGACACCGAGAGAGCAGGCAGTCCCTTAGCCGCACTCCGCGCGCTGAAGAAGAAGCCGCCGCCAGATTTCTTGGAGAGTTTCTTTGAGGGAGGACTGCCTCCAGAAGGCGGCGCCGTAATCCTATGGTACGACGACAAGGATCAGGTGCGGATTGCGGCCATGGCTCTAGCTGATCTTTACGAGACGAAATCGGACAACAAGTGAGGAGCGAATGAACCTATACGAGCTACACGAGAAAATGACCGGCCATCTGTTTCCGTCCTACTCAAATCAGGATGAGCGCTTTCTCGCGCTCGCGCTCTGTGGCGAGGCGGGTGAACTGGCAAACATGATCAAGAAACGATGGCGTGATGGCGCGGATCTCACGGAAGAGGTCCGTGAGGAAATTGCCGACATCCGCGTTTACCTTGAACTGCTGGCCAAGCGCTTCGGCATAGAAGGCGAGAAGCTAGACCTGGCGGTACACTTAAAACTGCAAAAGGTCGCTGAGAAGCACCAAACGCGATTGCGTGACTGGCAGGCAAAGAACGTCAACAAGTGAGGAGCCATTGCCGACGTTTCGTTACGTTGCGGATGCCGATGTCTTGCTTTATGTCGCGCTGGGGTGGAAAGTTCTTGGCGCCGCGAGTTTTTATTCGCAGATGATAGTGCTGGACCAGGAGACGACCCGCATGGAGATCCCGCTTCCGATCGGCCGCAATGCCGTGCCGTACCCCAAGGACCTCAAGATTCAGAACGTGCAGATCCGCGGCATGCGCAACCGTCCGGTCAATCTGAAGCGCGTGCCGTGGAAGGAATTCCTCGCCATGAACCGCACCCTGCGCGGGTTCCCGTCGGTGTTCAGCCTGAACTTCCGCGAGCACCTGATCGGGATCTGGCCGGCTCCGCTGCAAACCTATGAACTGCTGATCGACACCACTACCGCGGCGGAAAAAGATGAAGTAGCCTGAGTTGCCGTGTGGGTAGGTGATGGTGGGTTGCGGCGGCGGAGGTGTGAATCATGCAGGGCGTGGGTGGGGTTGACGTTGGGGCGCCGGATCTGAGTTTTCTGAACAATATAAACTTTTCGGCGGCTGCAGGAACGCCACCGGATACCGGAGTTGCCGGGGTCACGGCGGTTCCCGGAAGCCCAAACTTTCAAGGACCGTTCGTTAATTCCGGGGCGGGCAATCCGAATGTCGGGAGCCTGTCGACCACCGTGCCCAACACCAGCGTCGTCGGTACGGCGCAGGGCAACCCGGCCGGGCAGCCGGCGTCGTTGCCGGAAACCACCACGCCGTTCACCGGAACCGAACAGCTGCCCGCGACGCCGAACCCGCCCACCGTTGCCGGAGCCGGGGGCACCGGCATCGAGGGCGCGGATGCTTCGCTGACCGGTCCGACTATTCAAGCACCGAGTCTTCCGTCGACCCAGCCGTTGCTGCCGCCCTCCGCCCCGACCACCGCCTTTGCGCCGCCCGGCGGCACCCCGTTCAACATGGGCGGATTTATGCAGTGGTTCGGCGGGATCCCGGCCGAGTCGCAGCAGCAGATCGCCCGCGCCATTCAGTCGTTCCAGAACCGCAATGCCTGACGAAGACCGCGAACAGTCCTACGAATTGTTGCGCCGCATTGGAGAGAAGGCGGGCATTGACGTTGCGTTGCCCGGTCCCACGGTTCCGACCAGTCCGGGCAGCGCCGAGGCTGGACGCACGCTGGTCGAAGCAGGACGAGGCATAGCGCAGGACGTCGGGGACGTGCTCAGTGTGCCGACGGAATTCCCGCCGGGAACATCATTCTCCGGGTTGCCGCAGATCAAGGGTTCGGATGCGGAGCAGCGCCGCTGGCAACGGATGTTGACCGCAGGTTCACCGGAAGCCGGGGCACTGGCTCGCACCGGGATCAAGAACCTGCTTCCGAAGGTGATTGAATTTGCGCGCAAAAATCCGAAGACTGTGGCGGCCTTACTGTCTGCGTTAGGCACATCCACCGGGGCGCGTGCCGCAGGCGAGATTCCGCCGGATCCGGACGAGCGTAAGACGGCAATCGATGCCCGCCTGAACGCGATTAACGCCGAATTGTCACGCCTGGGTAAGACGAGCGAAAGCACGACGCGGCGCGGAACCGTCACGACGACAGGCGGCAATCGTAGCGTGATCGAATCGCTGGCTGGAGAAAAAGAAGCGCTGAACAAGGAGTTGGCGGCGATCAATGAATCCAACAGATCGTTCAACCAACGTAACCCGTGGTTCCTTCCGGCTGCAGGTGCGGTCGCGGCAGGTACGGGCTTTGCGGGCGGGGCACAGGAAGCGGGACAGATCGCGCGTTTGACTGGCAAGATTCCCACCACGCGGGAACAGCTGGGATTGGCAACGAAATATGGGCTGATGACCGGTTCCGAAGGTTTGGCGTCCTTTGCTATTCCGGAACTGTTCGATCTTTACGGCGGCAGTAAGAAGTTGAGTAAGGAAACGGCAGCGGAGCCTTGGCAGAACCTGCTGACTCGACTGGGATTGGAGGTTGCTGGCACGACTGGAGTAGGGATTCCCGCGTCAAAAGTCGGTTCAATCTGGGGCGCTCGCGCAAGGAATCGCAACAGATTCCAGCCTCCGGTTCCGACGACAACCCCCGAACCATCTCCGGCGACCGCGATCGTGAACCAGATCGTCCCAAAAACCGATCCGCTGGCGGCGATGAAAAAGGGGCCGGTTCCGGTTGGCCCAACGCCGCACGAACGGGTACCGCGCGGGCACGAATCCGGACTGGGCGGTAAGATTCTTCCTCCGGGAACCACGTCGGAGAATCTGGAACAGCGCGTCAAGGAAATGCAGGACAGGATTGCGGAGCGGCTGGCCAAGGCCAAGGCCAAGGCCGCAGCCGAAAAACCGGAATTCGGGGATGAGGAAGTTCAGAAAGTGCTGGACGCCATGAACAAAAAAATCAAGGGCGGGTCGTGACCTACCGTGCATGGCTGGAACCGTTCCTCGACTATATCTCTCATCTGACGATCGTCTCGAAGGAGATCGAATCCATTGAAGGCCAGCGCGAAGTTCCGTTACTTGACATTCTGTACGGGGCTCAGAAGCGTTTCCTGCGCCACGTCACCGGTGGTCTTGACGCCGGAGTTCATTCGTTCGTTTGTCTCAAGGCTCGCCAGCTTGGGATCTCGACCATATCCCTGGCGATTGATTGTTTTTGGCTGACCGTTCACCCGAATTTACAGGGCGCCTTGATCACCGACACCGAGTCGAACAAGGAACAGTTTCGGCTCATGCTGGAACATTACTTGACGTCGGTCCCGCCGGGGCTGCGCGTTCCCATTCGGAAACACAACCGTAACGCTTTGGTGCTGGGCAATGGTTCTGTTCTTTCGTACCTCGTTGCTGGAACTAAAAGGGGCACCCAGGGACTTGGGCGTTCACGCGGACTCAATTTTATCCACGCTACAGAAGTATCCTCCTGGGGTAGCCAGGAGGGTGTTGCAAGCTTGCAGGCTGCTCTCGCACAGCAGCACCCGCATCGACTGTACATCTGGGAATCGACCGCGCGCGGATTCAATCTGTTCAAGGACATGTGGGAAGACGCCCAGTCCGACCGCTTGACCCAGTGTCCGTTTTTCATCGGCTGGTGGAGCAAGGAGGACTATGCGTTCCGCCGCGGTACCAAGGAATACCAGGAATACTGGGACGGAGAACTGGACGACGTCGAACGCATGCTCGTCAACGAAGTGCAGTCGCGTTACGATTTTCGGATTTCCGATGAGCAGATTGCGTGGCACCGCTGGATGAGGTCGGTGAAGATTCCCGACCCCGACCTGATGGACCAGGAATATCCGTGGACCGAACAGATGGCCTTTATCCAGTCGGGCAAGTCATTCTTTCCGCTGAAGCGCATCGTCGAAGACCAGAAATTCATCGCTGAAGAAGAAGCGCCGCTGAAGGCCTACCGCTACCAGCTGGGACAGGATTTTCTGGCCACCCAGATGGAGCAGCTGGACAGTACCGCGGATGCCGAATTGCGCGTGTGGGAGGCGCCGGTTCTCAATGCCGTTTATGCCGTCGGAATTGATCCCGCGTATGGTCGCAGCGATGAAAGCGACCGCCACGCGATTGAAGTGTTTCGCTGCTACGCGGATAAGCTGGTTCAGGTGGCGGAGTATTGCACCAGCCGCCCGGAGACGTTTCAGCTGGCTTGGGTCATGTGCCATCTTGCCGGGTATTACCGCAATTGCTGGCTTAACCTTGAAGTGTCGGGACCGGGCTTTGCGGTTATGGAGGAACTGCGGCATCTGAAGCAGCTGCTGAACTCCGGGATCCTGTCGTCGACCGCACAGGCCGCGGATCCGGAAGTGTTCAATGCCGTCCGTTGGTACCTCTACCACCGTCCGGACAGCATGAGTGCTGGTTACGTGTACAACTGGAAAACCAACCTCGACAACAAAATGACCATCATGAATCAGCTGCGGGATTCCTATACGCTGAAGCAGATTCGAATCCGGTCGTTGCCGTTGCTGGACGAGATGTCGACCATGATCCAGGACGGGTCGAGCATCGAGGGATCCGGCCGGCACAAGGACGACCGCGTGATGGCATCCGCGCTCGCAATCAAAACCTGGATCGACTGGGTGCGCCCCGGCATGATCGAGCAGGCAATGACTTACGAGCGCGTCACGGCGGAGGAACGCCAGCACCTCGAACATCCCGAAATGAACATGGTGCAGTATGCCGTGACCGACTTCTTCAAACAGCGCGAGGAATTCCGCGAGAAGAGAGCAGAGGCGGCGGCCTGGGCGGGTGCGGATTGGGATGTCTATTAGAATATCTGCTCTTGTTGCCGTGGCGGGTGGCGTGGTTTCTGCTGCCGTTCGCGCTCGTGTTAATATTTGCGAGGTTGATTGATGTCGAACGGAACACCCGCCCCGACCGGAATTGACCCGACCCAGATCTGCAAGGTGTGCAAGTTCGCACGTAACTGGAACGGCGGTATGGTGGAGTGTCACTACAATCCGCCGCAGTGGCGCGAGGTGCCCGGGGTGATTGCGGATTCGTCCGGCAACCTTCAGCCGACGGCGGTGTGGCCGCTCGTCAGGTTCACCGATTGGTGCGGGAGCTTCAGCACATGATCATCCGGACTTACGAATGCATGGATTGCCGCACGATCTTCGAAGTGACGTGCGAGTCGAATGACCTGGATCCGTCCTGCCCGGTATGCTGGCCCGCTATTCAATTGGCGTCCGATAAATTCAACCCCGACCGTCCTGTGCATCCTCCTGCCATGGAATGGCGCCCGCAGTCGTTCAATATTGGTACGGTCAAGGGCAAGGCTGTCGATGCCGCGCAGAAAATCATCGAAGAGGATTTTCAGATCACCAACTTCAACGACCAGCAGCGCGAGGGCGACGTCGCGTTCAGGGCCGAACCGGAAACCCGGCAGCAGCGCGAGGAGAAGCAAAAGACCAGCGACCAGATTCGCCACGCGATGAACATTCCTGGCGTGGAGGAAGCGATGCGCGCCAACGATCCCGCAACGGCTGCAGCTTTGCGTACTCCGGGACTTGCGCCGCAGATGAAGGGTTTCTGGGGTCCGGCGGGGTCCGCGCCCGTGCATGCGGCGGCGGCGATGGCAGGTGCCAAGCAGGGACCGGCGGCGGACGTCAACCCCATGACGATCCTGCACCGCGGTTTGGAGAAGGGTGAGATTCCCGATAAGGTGCGATCGTTCCGGCCGGTTGGAAAGGCTTGACCATGGCTCGCAAAATGCGCCGTCGGCGCCGCTATTGATTGTGAACATAAGTCCACCATCGGAATTGCTTGCGGGCACTCAAGACCAGCCGATGTTGGCGCAGGGTTCATTCGTGGGTGAAACATATGCCCAGCGATCCCTAAACAGCGAATGAACCCGCCTTGATTGTGAACGCAGTTCGGTGAACCATCCGGTCAGATCGATCTGAACCAGATGGACCCGGACCATGGCGTTGAAAATCCCCCAGCGGGGCGTTGGTGATTGGGCAAAAGAGATCATTGACGAATGTACCGCGTCACGTGACGGGCGACGCGAGCAGATCAAGATCTGGAAAAATTACTATCAATCGGGAACCGAAACTGGCGATCAAGCGCGCTATAATAAATGCTATGGTCATGTTGACCGTTTGGCTAGCTATCTGTTTTCTCCTGCTGATACTCGTTTTGACATTGAGCTAGACCTCACCGATTCCGAACAGGACAAGTCGATCGCGGAGGCGTCCGCGCGCCACCTCAACCGGGAATTTTCCCGCTGTGGCGTGGACACCACCTTTTCGCAGGGCGTGAACTGGGGGCTGGTCAAAGGCTGTGCCTTGATGAAGGTCCTCTGGGGTCACGACGGTTTAGAACCGTGGTTGGTGCATCCTGAGTTTTTTGGTGTCCTGCGCGAGGACGTGGCGGATCTCGACCGGCAGGAAGCCTTCGTCCACACGACCTACGTGACCGAAACCGAGTTGCGCCGGCAGCTGACCGATCACCCGCAACTCGAGGCGATCATGAAGGAGATCGAGGACCGCACTCCCGACCAGAAACAGCGCGACATTTTCACCGACAGTTACTTCCACCAGATTCTGATTGGGGGATTGAATCCGGTTTCGACTACCGGGGTCAGTTCCGGGCAGGGATCGGTGGCGGTGATGCCCAGCGTGCCGGTGCTGGCGGCGGAGGTGGCACGGCGGCTGGTGCGGTGCGACGAGCTGTGGGTGTTGGATCGCGACCGCCAGGACTGGACGACCATTCGCATTGCCTATCCCGATGTGGTGATCGAGGGGCGTTACAAACACCGCAACCTGTCGGGGGTGGACGGCGAACATCCGTTCCGGGTGATCTGTCCGAACGAGACCGACGGATACTTCTGGGGCGGCAGCGAGATTATTCAGGTCAGCCCGCTGCAGGATCTGCTGAACGGACAGCTGCGGGACTGGACTCGCCTCGTGCGCTTGAAGTCGGATCCGCCGCGCGCGATGACCGGCTTCAGTGGCATGACCCAGGAAAAATACCGTGCCCTGCGGCGGCCGGGTGGGTTCGTGAGCGAAGAGAATCCCAACGCAAAAACTCAGGAGCTGGCGCCGGAAATCCCTAAAGAGCTGATGGAATCGATCGCCAAGACGGTCGAGTATTTCGACGACGTGGCGGGGTTCGCTCCGATCCTTGCCGGACAGGGTGAAATGGGGGTGCGGGCGGGCGTGCACGCACAGACGCTGGCGCGCAATGCCTCCCCGCGCATGCGCGACCGGGCGTTGATCGTGGAGAGGCAGTGCGTGGAGGTCGGGGACTTCTGCTTCAAGTTGCTGCAAGCGAAGAATTCCAGCATGTACCTGTCGGAGAAGAAGGAGCGTTTTTTGTTGTCGCAGCTGGAGCAGGACTTCCGGATTATGGTTGATTCGCACACCTCTTCCCCGGCGTTTTCGGAGGATAACGAACGGAAAGCGTTTTTGCTCGCGCGCGCTGGGGCCATCGATAACGCCGACCTCATCTGGTTGACGCACCCTCCGCACGAAGATACGTTAATCGCGCGCGCTCGCGATCGTGCCCGGCAGGAAGCGGAACTCGTCAAGGAGCATCCGGAACTGCTGGGTAAGAAGAAGGGCGGCAAGAAATAGGGCGGTAACGGCTGGAGTCCCCGCCCGCATCTTCGAAAGGCGAAACCATGGCTCGTCGTCGACGTCACAAGGGGCGCAGGCGGAAGTAAGATTTCCGTACTGCCGGTGACCGTTCCGGATTTTCCGCTACGTGCCGCCGCTCAATCTTCCATCTCCAATGCAGACCGGCCGCCCGCCAATGGGCGCCGGTCCGATGGCTGTCCCCTCCGCCAATCCGGGCGACGAGGCGCGGGCAATCGCCATTCTGCGGCAGGTGGTCGAGCAACTTCAGAAAATTCTTCCGGACATGGCGATCGGGTCTGACACCCATCAAGCCACCATGAACGCGATCAAGTCGCTGTCGCGGTTTGCCAGTCCGCAGCAATCCGATCCCGG